ACTCGGGCACTCAAACCGCATATCTCTTGGCAGTTATCGCAAACCTTAACGGGCGCTTCGCCTACTTTGTCGCCCTTTCGAGGTGGTGGGTTAACCGCAGTGATGGGGCCATGCTGCTCTACTACGCCTGCAAAGTCCAGCACCAGACAGTCGGTCTTGCCCTCGGCAATGCGTAAGCCACGCCCTGCCATCTGGACATATAGCCCAGGACTCATAGTTGGGCGCAGCATGGCTATCAGATCAATCCCAGGCGCGTCAAATCCTGTGGTGAGTACATTGGCATTAGTTAACGCTCGGATGCGCCCCTGCTTGAAGTCAGCCAGCATCTTGTCGCGCTCGGCGCTCGGTGTCTCGCCCGTCACGCACTCGGCAACAATGCCCTCATCATGCAACGCCTCGGCAATGTGGTGGGCATGGGCAACCCCGGCGCAGAAAATTAGCCAAGATTTGCGATCATGCCCCAAGCGCACTATCTCAGCCACAACCTTTCTATTCTTGTCGGTAGTGTCAACCTTGGCCTGTAGTTCACTCTCAATGTACTCGCCACCACGCTTATGCACCCCGTCCACCTCCAGCTTGGTGCGGGTCAGTTTAGACCGCAGGGTTGACAGGTACTTCTTGTGGATAAGTTCTTCGATGCTGGTGGGTTCGATCAAGGCGCTGAAAATGGCAGGCGCATCGGTGATGTAGCCATGCCCCAGGCGATACGGTGTGGCGGTCAAACCTATTACCCGCAGGTTCTGGTTTCTCTGATAAAGGTCTGATAGCAGTGTCCGATAGCCACCTTCGTCCTTGTGCGAAACTAGATGGCACTCATCAATGATGACCAGATCAACATGGCCTATTTCCTTTGCCTTGTTTCGCACCGATTGGATGCCTGCAAACGTAATAGGTTCGCCCAGTTCTTTTTGGCGCAGCCCGGCACTGTAGATGCCAAGTGGTGCATTGGGCCAATGCTGACGCATCTTGTCAGCATTTTGCGAAATTAATTCGCGCACATGGGTCAGCATCAAGATGCGGGTTTCGGGCCAATTCTGCAAGGCATCCTTGCACAGCGCGGCAACAATGTGGCTCTTGCCGGAGCCGGTGGGCAGGACTAGACAGGGGTTGCCTTGGTTGCCTGCGCTGAACCATGCGTAAAGCTGGTCTATGGTGCGGGTTTGGTAGTCACGGAGCATCAGAGTCCCCCAAGAAGTCGGTAAGCTGCGGCGGCTTGGAGCGGGACTTGGGCGTTACCCAATCCTTTGAGGCGGTGAACCCTATGGGGAATCCCATCAGATGTTCTACCCATTGAGGGTTCAATCGCCCACCATCCTTCTCCACTGCCCAATCCAGCATATCCATGCGGCTCTTGCCGTCCTTGCGTATCATTTGTCTCCCCCCCCCTTGTGAATACGGGCCGTTGGCGTAGGCCACATTCGCACATAACCCGCAAGGCCAAGCATTGAGCTCGACCCGTCCTCGTTCTTCCTGCGAACCGTCCCCGTGCTGGTCTGAAAATGTTTTCCGTGTTTGGCCCGGCGTTCCAGTTGTGGGTCTGAGCTCGTCGGCGTAGGTAGCCAAGAGAAACCATCTGTCTCTGTGATGCGGCGCTCCGACATCGGATGCGCGTATGCAAAGCCACCTTGTGTCATACCCCAGCGAGGCCAAGTCTCCAAGTACGGTTCCGAGTCCGTTAGAAAGGATTGCTGATACGTTCTCCAAGAACAACTGTTTTGGTCGTACCACGCTAGCGATTCGCAGGACTTCACGGTAAAGACCTGATCGGGTTCCATCAGATACGCCTGCTTGTTTTCCAGCGACACTAATGTCTTGGCAAGGGAATCCCGCATGAATAATGTCCACGATGCCGGTGTACTCGGATGGATCAAACAATTGAACGTCCCCTTCCCACACTCGCAAGCTGGGAAACCATCCGTCTGCTGCTCGTTCCCGCAAGACTTGGCAGGCGTATCCATCCCACTCAACAGCGACAACTGGCTGGTGTCCGAGAATAAGGTCGGCAAGGAGTCCACCGCCGTGACCGGCAAAGAGGTGCATGGTTCTTGTTTCATGCTTCACCCCACTACCCTTCCATCCCACTTAGCCCTTACCTCAGCAATCAGCGGATCACCACTCCCGCAAGCCGCAGCATTAGCCAGCAGTTCCTTGCTGCCATACACCCCTTCCCCTGGCTCACCATTGGCAATCCCCAGCCCGTCAATCTCGTAGACTGCCACCCAGTCGGATGGCCCCTCAAGCCGCTTCCAGGGCACTAGGTCGGGGTGCAGGACATGGGCCTCGCAACCGGTACGTTGGGACTCAAGCGGCACAATGTCATCCCACTTGGCGCAGTGCCAAGTGCTATCGCTCAATGGCGTAATGTGGGCGCAGGTGCGGCAGTTAACGTGCTTGGTAGTCTTGCTGCCGTGGCAAAAGTCATGCCCAGGGCAAATCTTGCACTCAAACCAAGTGGGGTCAGTGCTTATCGGTGGTGGCAAGCGGTCAGTCAAAGTTAACCGTTGCCCACGCTCAATGGCCTTCACCGCATGGTCTTTGTCGTACTCAAGCCGCTCTGTGTATATACGGTCATCGTCCTTGCAAACGGCAACATACAGCGCACGTTTCAGTGAAGTACCGTGCATATACACTTGGCACTGGGTGTAATGCTGGGGCTTGCTCTTGCCCACGCCATTTTTCTCTAAATCATTGAATGACTTTAAAGAATGGGTCTTGAACTCCAGTACGTGTTCAGTCTTAGGCGCACCGGGTACGCCCTTGCCAACCCCGTCCAGGCTCCCTGATACGTGACTGCCAAAGTCCACCTTGGTCTGAGTGCCATAGACATGGATGCCTGCCGACCTCAAGTCACTGATGATGGTGGCCTCCTCATTAAAGCCGCGCCGGAACAAGCGCAAGATGCGCCCCTTAAACTTCTCCTGCACGGCCCACCGAAACGACAACCAGAGCCAACGTTCGCAGTGGTGGCCCAAGGTGCTTGCCCCCATGTGAGGGCGGGGCTTTTCCAATCTTTCCTCATGGGCTTGGTCAATCAGTGAAGTTATGGTAATCTCTGCATCTGGTATTTGCACGTTGTACTCCTGTAGTGATTGACCCCGCCGTTAAAAGCGGGGTCTTTTTTTAGGTAGGGGTTTTCTTGGCCCACGGTGATGCGCCAAACTTAGGTGGCGTAGAAGACTTTGCAGGCGCTGCACCAGCAGGCTTAAACGGCGTCACAGCAGCAGGGGCAGCACCGCCCAATGCGCGGTAGCCTTTAATCTCATTGCCTGCGTACTCGCCCGTTTTCACGGTCAGCTTGATGCCCAAGTTGCCGCCAATCAGTTGGTCAGTGTCCTGCACTTTGGCAAGGCCAATGGCTCGCATAATCTCGCCAAGCTGTTGCCGCCCGATTTCCTCAGCCTTGGTGCTGGCGTTCTTGATGTTGAGATTGCCAAAAACTACCCGGCCCTGATGGGTCGGCCCAGTGATGGTGTACTTGCAAGCAATGTACTTGCCATCGCCTGCCTTGGTTGCTTTGACTTCAGCGCCGGTGATGGTAGCGTTGTACCAGCCATCGGGCAGTGGCTCAAAGTTAGAAGTGCCTTGCGGCAGAGAGTCAACATTAAATTCTTCGTCTAGAAAAGCCATGATGATTAGTCCTTCGTAATGGTAAAAGTAGGGCGTCCAGGCGTGGACGTTATTGCATCAAGCAAAGGCCCGGTCACGGCGTCAGCAGCCGCATCCCATGCCTTTACGTTGATCTCGGGTTTCCACCTAAAAAGGCTGGACAGGTGTTCAGATAGACCGGCTTCCGCAGCCAACATTTGCAGCTTGTCAGAGTCAACCTTCTTGTTGATGCGGCCCTCCATCTTGATCTTGTAGCCGTCTACCTCATGGTTTACCGTGCCTTCCAAGTCTTTGGGCAGAGCAAACTCTTTGACCATTAGATCTTCTAGTTCCCGGCGGTCTTTGACTGCGGCAGCCTCAAGTTTCTTGGCGTCGAGCCAGCGTTGATATAGGGTGTTCATGGTTGTTCCTGACATTCTTTGACGTACTTAGTGAGGGAAGCAAGGGCATAACCAGCTTCTTTGACGTATTTATCAAACTGGTCAATTTGAACGTCAGTCATTTGATGGATTGCCATGTCCTTCATGTGTTGAACATTGGAAACCAATTCGCCTGTCCACAAGGCAATGAGTCCAACAGAGGGTTTCATGCTGCACCCCCTGTTGCTTTACTAATGGCGGCGTAAGCTACTGCTTTAGCGGCCTCCCATTCGTTCTTGCTGGAATCGGACAACTCCAAGTGAATCATCGCGTTCAAAACCTGCCCCAGCGCTTCCAGTAGATCAGGCGCAGCGGCAATAAGAAGGGCGTCCGCTCTGTTTTGCGGTATCCAGCATTGCAACTCAGGCTGATGAACACCTAACAATGCTTGCGGATGAGCAGCCCACGGCCCCAGCGTATACGCGCTCATGCCACACCCCCAATCTTGGCAATGATTTCACCCAGATCAGGTGCTTCCCAGCCGCCCAACTTTCCTGACCTATCCTTTGCAAGCCAGATGCCATCGCTGTCGCACATCAACGCCCGTTGAGTGTTGCCCTCGGCATCCTTCTCAACCCGCAGCGCCAGCACTTCATCAAAGAAATAAGGCAGTGCCTGCCCTGTCTTGTTACCCGGCATGGATGGGCTGTACAGTACACGGCCCATTTCATCCTGCGTCTTTTCTAACTTCGCGGTCATCAAAACATGGCGTCCAGGCAAGTCGCGGAAGGCGCGAATAATGTCTGCCATCTGCTCTTGCATGGCTCCATATGCCGCCCTCGGGTCTTTGTTAACCTTCTTCTCATGGTTCAAGCAGACCTCGGCAATCTCCGAAATGGAATCCAGCGCGACTGACTTGTGGTCAGAATCCGCTACCCAAGCGTAAGCCTCGCGCAAGTCTTCCATGCTGGTGATCTCCAAATAGGGCAAGTCAGCATCTTGTATAGACAACAACCCGCCCTCCGCAGACAACACCACAGGTTGCGGTAAAGTCTTAATCAGGCTGGTCTTGCCAGCCCCTGCCTGCCCGTAGACAAGCAGCTTCACGCCGTTGGCACTGATGCCGCTGGTACGTTTTAACGATATAGCCATGTGGCTCTCCTTCTGGTTGCGTTCCCGTCTGGACTCAGTTCGGAACGTGCTTGCAGTCTAACACAAGTTCATGCTACAGTGTCAACAACTTTTTCACAACAAGGTAAAAATAAATGACAGACCCCTTCAAAATTGACAGTCCAACCTGCATCAGCTTCAGCGGCGGCAGGACAAGCGCCTATATGCTTTGGCGTGTTCTACAGAGCGGGGGGGGGCATCTACCAAGCGAGGCCGTTGTCTGTTTTGCCAACACGGGCAAGGAAGATGAAAAGACGTTGGAATTTGTGCGGGACTGTGCTGTGAATTGGCGTGTGCCGATTGTGTGGCTGGAATATGTGTCGCACGTTGAGCCTGCACAGCGTTTTAAAGTGGTTTCTTTTGAGACTGCGAACAGGGACGGTGCGCCATTTGAAGCAGTCATACGGCACTACGGCAAATTGCCGAATCCAGTTAACAAAGTTTGTACTTCAGAACTAAAGTATCGCGCTTTAGGCCGTTATTTGACTTCAATTGGTTGGGATGATTGGGATTCAATGATCGGAATACGCGCAGATGAGCAGCGTAGGGCGGCAAAATTAAAATCAGACAGGAAAGGTGAAACTCCAATTGCACCATTGGTTTCAGCCAAGGTTGACATTCAGCAAATTAGTGCGTTTTGGAGTAAACAATCTTTCCAGCTTGAGTTGCCTACGATAAACGGCAGGACATTGGCAGGCAATTGTGATCTGTGCTATTTGAAGCCATCTGCACAACTTTTGTCTTTGATTACAGAAAAACCAGAACGCGCGATTTGGTGGGTGCAGATGGAGGAGTTGGCAAAAACGCTTACAGATGGAGTTGCAAACAGATTTCACCTTGACCGCCCCAGCTACGCCTCAATGCTGCAATTCAGCAAAGACCAAACCAATCTTTTTGACCCTAACGAAGAAGCAATAGCCTGCTTCTGTGGAGACTAAACAATGACAGACCTCGCAAGCATCCTCGGTGGCCCCTGGTCGCCGCCAGCGCAACAAGCGCCTATCGCACCAGAGGATCAACTCAAAGACGCCATGCTAGGCGCAGGGCTAAAGCCACCAGACGCCATCCACCTAGATGGCAAGCTGCACCGATTCAACAGCGGTACTAAGGGCGAGGCAGGGCACGACAAACCCGGTTGGTACATTGCCTTCAGTGATGGCGTACCAGCAGGGCGCTTTGGCTGTTGGCGCTCTGGCATTGAATTGACCTGGAGGGCAGAGATTGGGCGCAGCCTGACAGTTGCTGAAGAAATGGCGCAGTCCAGACGCTTGGCAGAGGCCAAGACCAAGCGGGACGCCGAGCAGAAAAAGACCCGTGAGGTTGCCGCCAACACGGTGGAGATCATTTGGGCAGAGGGCAGCGCAGCAAATCCAGAGCATCCATACCTACAGCGCAAGGGCATCAAGCCTCACGGCGCAAGGGTGACAGGTGACGGGCGCTTGATGGTTCCGCTGTACAACGCAGGCGGCGAACTGTCATCCATCCAGTACATTGCTGGTGACGGCGACAAGAAGTATCACCCAGGTGGACAGACCGGCTCTATGTTTTGGATGCTGGGCCATTTGGAAGATGCCGATACCCTGTACCTTGCTGAAGGCTTTGCTACTGGGGCCACCATAGCGGAGGTTACGGGTAAACCCTGTGCCGTGGCCTACAGCGCCAGCAACTTGGTGTCAGTGGCAGGCATCTTAAAAACAGCGCACCCAAACTTGGACATTTGCATCGTGGCAGACAACGATGCGTCAGGCGTTGGGCAACGGTACGCAGAACAAGCATCAGCAAAATTTGGGGTACGCATGACCATGCCGCCAACTCAAGGGGACGCCAATGATTACGTGCAAGCGGGGGGCGACTTGGCGTTGCTGTTGAAGCCAGTGGCTACCGACTACCTTATCCATGCCGATGGCTTTTCAGCGCAGCCTGCGCCCATTGCGTGGCTTGTAAAGCACTGGATACAGGACAAGGCTTTGGTGATGGTGCATGGCCCTAGCGGTGGCGGCAAGACCTTTGTGACCTTGGATTGGATGCTGCACATTGCCAGTGGCAAGGCAAACTGGCATGGACACAAAGTCAAACCCGGCAACATGGTCTATCTTGCTGGTGAAGGGCATCACGGCCTGCGAAGCCGCATAGCAGCCTGGAAGCACCACAACAGTGTCAGCAACCTTAATATGTGGGTCAGCAAGTCAGGCGTAGACCTTAACACCGCAGCCGGTTACTTGCAGGTGGTCGAGGCCATACGCGCACTCAAGATCAAGCCAGATGTAATCACCGTGGACACCCTGCACCGATTCATGGCTGGTGACGAGAACAGCGCCCAGGATGCCAAGACCATGCTGGATGCCTGCGCTGCGCTCATGCAAGAGTTTGGCTGCACCGTCATTCTGGTTCACCATACAG